CAACATGAGTCTGGCCTCTGGGCCGCAGGTTGTGTACAACATCGACCGTTTGCCTGAGGGCGAGAACATCACACAGCTTATGCCGTGGAAGATCTGGCAAGTCACCTCAGACCCGATGAACGGCGGCCAAAAGCCGATCGACTTCTTCCAGCCCAAGAGCTTGTCACAAGAGCTGCTAATTATCTACGAGCGGTTTTCGGACATGGCTGACGAGTACACGGGCATCCCACGCTACATGATGGGTGGCTCAGCGCCCGGCGGCGCGGGCAGAACTGCTTCTGGCATGTCTATGATGATGAGCAACGCGGGCAAGAACATCAAGCAGGTCGTCGCAAACATTGACGAGCGCGTCATCGACTTAGCGGTCAACCGCCTGTACTACATGAACATGCGCTACGGTGACGACCCTGAGCTCAAAGGTGACGTCAAGGTTAAGGCTCGAGGTGTATCGGGCTTGCTGGCCAAAGAAGCCGCACAGCAGCGGCGCAACGAGTTTCTTAACATTGCGCTTAACAGCCCAGTGGCCCAGCAGATTGTGGGCCCAGAGGGTGTGGCGTACCTGCTGCGTGAGATGGCAGGCACACTGGATATGAACGCTGATGACCTTGTACCGACGCCTGAAGAGATCCGAATTAAGATGGCCCAGCAACAAGCCATGGCCGCTCAACAGCAACAAGCTGCTGCGCAGGGCGGCAGCCCTGCTTCACCGAATCAAGGGCAGACGTTAGAGGACGGTTCGCCCGTGACCAATCAGATGCCGTCTAACGGACAGGCCGGTGGGTCGATGTAGTAACTAACATACATTTTTGTTTTGTTAGCACCTAGTGTGCTAAATTACGCGTAAGTACTTAAAAACGCGTGTTTTTATAGGAGGCCGAGATGGCTGACATTATTGGCAAGCTAAAGCGTCAGGGCGGTAAAGAGTACGCCCAAGAGACGTCTAAGCGAGATATGAGTAAAGGCGGTCGCACCGGTTTAGGTGGCGATAGCTCCAAGTTGTTTAACGAACTAAAGGGCAGCCCCGGCTACCACCAGAAGTCCGCTAAACGCGATATGTCGAAGTAATTATGGTCCGTGTTGATTTGCGCGTCGCTCGCGCCCTGACCCACCTGAGCAAGCCCGAGATGCAGCCGTTACTGGCTTACTTGAAGGCACAGAGGTTGGACGTTTTAGAGCAGATGTCTCAAGTCAGTGTAGACAGTCAAGTTTACCGCCTACAGGGAGAGGCGGGATCACTCAAGCGGTTAATTGAGATGATCGAAGGAGCTGACGCTCTACTCACTAAGTTGCAAAAGTAGTAGCTAACCGAGTGTCCTAACCCGTGTCGGGTGGACGATTGGCTCGGAGCCGCTTATGGAGAAAGTGTAAATGGATAATCTGCCAGCCGCCGTACAGGCGCAGGTCGACGAAGCTGATCGTATCTCGCAAATGCTTACCGAAGGTCAGGATCAACCGCAGCAAGACGCTGAGCAAGAACCCCCTGCGGAGCAAGAGCACCAAGAGCTTTCAGAGTTAGAACCTGAGCAACAAGTCCATAACGAAGAGCCAGCGCAGGAAACTGAAACGCCCCAGCCGCCTACACGCAGCAAAGGCAAGAAGTTCAAAAAGCTAGAGGTCGAGTCTGATTCAGAGGAGACGTTTGAGCAGCGCTACCGATCGTTAATGGGTATGTACAACGCGGAAGTTCCTCGGCTTCATGCGCAACTCAAAGAGATGCGTGAGCAGACCGAAATGCTGCACAAAGAGCTTGAAGATACCCGAGCGCAGCAGCAAGAGCAGGCAGCACCCGCCTACACCGTAACCGACGAAGACCGCGAAGCATTTGGACCGGATTTGGTCAACCTCATCGAGAAAGCTGCAGAAAGCAAAGTGAGCACAGTGCTCCAGAGCAAGAAGCAACTAGAAGCTGAGGTGGAATCGCTAAAGCGCCGTCTTGGAGATGTAAGTGAGAAGCAGGTTTCATCTGAGCGCGAACGGTACTTATCGACTCTCGCGCAAAGCTGCCCGAACTGGGAACAACTAAACACTGATCCCGGATTTTTGCAGTGGCTCCAGCAGGTGGACCCCGTGTATGGCTTACCCCGTCAAGCGGCTCTTAACAGTGCCCACGAGGCAATGGATGCGAATCGAGTGGCTGCCATTTTTAACGCCTACCAAGGCGGGCAAGAGCCAGCTCAATCCAAACCAACCCCGAAACAAGAACTTCAGCGGCACGTTGCGCCAAGTACATCACGTGCTTCCGCCGCGCCTCAAGGAACTCAAAACAGCCGGATCTTTACGAGCCAGCAAGTGCAAGAGTTTTACGAAGATTGGCGACGGGGAAACATCTCTGACGAACAAGCGCAGCGCATCGAAAGCGATATCCATGCTGCTGCTGCGGAGGGCCGTATCCGTTAATACCGGGGACTGAAGTGGTGGTGGCGAATCTTTTTTCACAAAAGGAGACGTCATGTCTAGCATTACTCCACAACCAGTCTACCCTATTAACCCAAGTGGCTTTAACAGCCCCGGCGGCACCGCGCCCTACTCCGGCACGCCCTACTCCGGCACTTTTATTCCTGCGCTCTGGTCCGGCAAGCTGGCCCAGAAGTTCTACGCCGCCACGGTCTTTGGCTCTATTGCCAACACCGACTATCAGGGTGATATCTCTGGTATGGGCGACACGGTAATCATCAACACGATTCCGACAATCACGATCCACGATTATGAGATCGGTCAGAACTTAAACTACGAAGTGCCAAAGCCCAACACCCTGCAGATGGTTATTAACCGGGGTAAGTACTTTGGCGTCAACGTCAACAACGTGCTTGAGTATCAAGCCAAGCCTCGTTTGATGGAAGTGTTTACTAACGACGCTTCTATGCAGATGAAAATCCAGATCGACACCGATGTGTTGCTCGGCACGTTTGACAAAGGCGACCCAGCCAACATGGGCACAAACGCGGGCCGTATCTCAGGTTCTTACGACTTGGGTACCGATGATGCGCCTATCGAGCTCACCGCAGCCAACATCCTCGAAAAGATTACAGCCATGAGCTCTGTGCTTGACGAGGCTAACGTACCCGAGACTGATCGTTGGTTGGTCATCACTCCTACTGAGCGCCAGATTTTGATGCGCTCGAATTTGGCTCAGGCTCAGTTCATGGGTGACGCCACCAGCATCTTGCGCAACGGGCGCATCGGTCAAATTGATCGCTTCACTGTATACGTCTCCAACCTCACGCCACGTGCCGCTGCGGGCAAGGACTGGACCGGCGGCGATCAATCGGGTGCTGCTAAGCGCCACGTCATGATGGCAGGCCACAGCTCAGCGATTACTTTTGCTTCGCAGATCGCTAAGGTTGAGCAGCTCCAAAACCCCAACGACTTCGGCACCTTGGTTCGTGGCCTAAACGTCTACGGCTATCAAGTTGTGCAGCCTGAGGGTTTGACTCTGTGTGTTGTGTCTGGCTAAACGCTAGGCATTTGGGCGGGGGTTTTCCACTCCCGCCCGTTTTTTCTGGAGAAAGGTCATGAGCACACCCACGCAAGCAGGTCTTGTATCCCTTGGGTTTAGTGAGCAGCAAGCACTAGACATTCAAGCAGCAGTGGCAGGTAACGCTGACATTGCGCAGTTGGTCTCAGACGGTATGTGGGGCGAGACCGCTTCACTGATTGCTGACGCTAACTCCACAGCTGCACAACTCGTGTCAGGCGGTCTTAGCAGCGTTCAGGCGAGCGCAATACGATGAGTTTCACGACGGCCAGTGTCATCTTGGACCGAGCCACTATCCAGTTAATGGACGATAAGAACATTCGCTGGACACGCTCGGAGTTGTTGTCATGGGTAAACGAAGGCCAAAAGCAAATTGTGATGATGGCCCCGTCGGCGACAGCCACGGTGAAAGTCGTCGATCTGATTAAAGGCACACGGCAGCGACTACCTGATGACGGTTGGATGTTGCTTGACGTGTACCGAAATGTATTGGATGAGAAAGGCGACGCCTACGGACGTGTCGTCAAAGAGACATCCCGCTCGATGTTAGACCGGTTTGCGCCAAACTGGCACGTCGATAACCCCAACACCGAAGTCGATAGCTACATATATAGCCTACAAGACAAGCGTGCTTTTTGGGTCTACCCGCCCAACACGGGTGCTGGAAAGATCGAGATTAACTACTCGCGCAACCCTGCTGAGATTAAACAAGATAGTGACGTCTTAACGATTAGCGACTTGTACAGCGCCGCTTTGGTGGACTACGTGCTTTACCGCGCTTGTAGCAAAGACGCTGAGTACGCGCCGGGATTGCAGTTAGCGGGGACTTACCTGCAGACGTTTGGTGCAGTGGTTATGGGTAAGAGCGCCACCGAGATGTCCAATGAACCCGAGACTGAAAAAACCAAAATGCGCCGAGGAGTGGTGACATGAGTCTAGCGACTGTACCCTACACGGCTTTCCTAAACGAGCTGCTGCAGTATGTGCCCGATGCACCAGATCCGGTTGCAAGTAATGCGGTGAAAAACGCGTGCATCGAGTTCTGCGAGCGCACTCGGTTTTGGCAAGACGACATCGACGAGATATTGTTAATCAAAGACATC